ATACTTGTCAATTCTGGGGAAGCGGAATCGAATGAAAATTCGCCCGCTGCCCCGTCCCTCCCGCCCCAAGTGGGGCGAGGTGGACTTAGCCGAGAGTATAAAGCGGTTGCCGGCAGATTACTGCTGGCAATTGCTGAATGGCTTATCGGCCGAATTAAATGACCATATAACCACCGGGCTCAGAGGTGACCTCCTCTCCATCGCGAGAAATCGCGATGTGAAGGGGTACCATGGGCTCGATGACCTCTATGGACTACAGTGTATGAACCATTGGGGTCGCCCCGAACCGGGAAATCCGGCTGTGGTGCGACTACTGGTCTCCGTGATTAGAAAGCACGAATCGATGGAACTGGTCTCAAAGAAGGACCGCTACACCGCTTGTCTGACTGCCGTGAGGCAGCTGGACGAGGGTTTGGCAGTTTCTCCTAGAGAATCCTGGTCTACCGACCGTGTGTTCAATAGTATGAAGCAGATACTCAAGCAAGTGCTTGGGCCTGCTCCTGACCTAGAGATGATTGCGGAAGGTTCTAGGCATGGGCCCGGTTCGAGTTCCACTATCAGCTATAAGGACCGCAGCTCGTACTTCAAGTACGAACGGTGGCCTTACGCTGTTAGTCCTCGGGCTAAAGCTCTACTAGTGGATGTCATCAAACTTGACGAACGTTGGGTTGGCTCTTTAGAAGATGCCTACCGGGAGCGATACAAAATACCAAAGTGGGCAATCCTTAACAGGACCGCATTTTGGGATAATGTAGTTGATCCTCAACATACGTTTAATCGAGTAACATCCGTCCCGAAGGACGGTCGCAAAGACCGTCCTATCGCTATCGAACCTGCAGGAAACATATTCCTCCAGCTGGGTGTCGGTCGAATCATCCGTGAGCGCTTGCGCTCTGCGGGGATCGACCTTGACAAACAGCAGGATAGGAATAGACGAGCAGCTCTTCTTGCATCTAAGCATGGGAAGCTGTTTACCATTGACCTCTCAAACGCAAGCGACACTGTGTCGCTTGAATTTGTTAGATCGATGGTTCCGTCAGACTGGTTCGAGTTGCTATATTCGTTACGCTCCCCGAATGGGGAGTTTCCAGATGGGAGTGGATGGCGTTATGCCAAAATCTCCTCGATGGGTAACGGATTCACGTTTGAATTAGAGACCGTGCTGTTCTGGTGTCTGAGTAAGGCTATCTCCGATTGTTTCGGCCATCGGTCAGACGTAAGTCTGGCCTTTGGCGACGATATGGTCGGAATGTCTTATTTATACAACCATCATTGTATTTATCTTCGCGAGGCTGGTTTCCAGCCAAACTTAGATAAGTCCTTTGTACACGGGAGGGCTGCGGAGTCGTGCGGTATCGACGCTTTTGACGGCGTTGATATTCGTCCGATATTCCTTAAGCATCTCCCTAGGAGTGTACTTGGGCTCTATAATGATCGTAATCGCCTTAATCGTTGGTGGCTTCGCCACCTCGGTGAAAGGTTACCTGCCCGGCTTGACAGTTTCTTCCTACGGTTTTTCCGTGGGGAGGTTCTGCTTGGGCCTGACAGTGATAACGAATTCGACACGTACATGCATGCTGGCCGATTCCCCGAAGGGGTTCGGTTTAGAAGCATCACGC